TTAATAAGCGGTTTTGCTTTGGGGCATGCGTGGGGCAATTGCAGTAATGCTTTTGTTAAGGATAGACAGCTGATCGCCATCGTTTTCAGACATCCATTTACCGTAAACTTGATACACCATCCTCGCGTTAGCGTGACCCATTTGCCCGGCGATAAAGTTAGGGTTAGCTCCTGCAGAAAGAGCCCAGCAAGCATAAGTATGTCTGGACTGATAAGCCTTTCTGTGACGAATTCCCGCACGCCGCATAGCTGAGGCCCAGCTTTGGTTCAGTGAGCCTGTGGCGTAGTTAATCCCACAATGAGGGTTTTTAGTGTACACGGCAGGGCTGAAGACGAACGTGCACTTATCCAGTCGCTTTTTACCGTATTCGCGCAGACTGACGCTGATATCATGCTGTTTACCAAGCCGTGTTAGCTCCGCCTGATCTCGTAACACCTCAATTGCTGCATCAATCAGTACTATTTTTCTGTCTGTTCCGGCGTCGGTTTTAGGGGGGGTAAAGTTACGGGCGGCTGTGTAATTCCTTGTGACGGTAATAGTGCCAGCTTTGAGGTCAACATCTTCCCAAGCTAAGGCACATATCTCACCATGTCTCATGCCGGTGAATACAGCCAGACTCCAGAGATTTTTAAGCTGCCGATTGTCACAAGCTGCGATAAGCCGCTCAAACTCATCTTTCGTTAATGGGTCTGGTTCTGATTTCGATCTTTTTAATGAGGTTATATTTCGCATGGGATTTGTAGATATATAACCATTATGGCTGGCGAACTCTAATACCCCGTTTATAACACGCATATAGTAATTTACAGTCGAGGCGGTACGGCCTTTAATCGGTTTTGTATGCCAATGTTTAGGGCGCTGGAAACCCAGAAGTAATTCTCTACGCAACGAGAGCAAAAATTCTTGGTTTATTGAGGCTATAAGCGTATCTGCGCCAACGTATGGCATAACGTTCTTAATAGATGCTTTGTAACGCACGTAGGTATTCTTGCAAACATCGATTTCTTTTAACGAGAGCCATTTCTCACTGAGAGTAGCGAAATCGATGTTTGGTTTAGCTAAACCAAAGCGGGCCAGATGGCGCGAGTCTGGGAACTGAGCAGCATAATCAAACGTGCCCGTTTTGATGGCATAACAGATAGCATTGCGAAGCTCACCGGCTTTTTTACGATTCTTAGGGGAGTCAGGGACTCCCAAGTTTTCCCTGACTCTTACTCCTTTATATATAAACCAGATGCGAAGCTTCCCACCGTGATTTTCCACGCCGGTTGGGTACTCAATCATTACGTCTCCTTTTTACTAAGTTCACTTAAGCTATGTAACGGCGCGGCTTTGCCAATGCCTGTCGTTCAATCCAGCGATCTATCTCTTCCAGGTTATAAAAGCAGGGGCTGTTATCCCAGGGCTGACCATCAGGCGCGACATGTATGTACTCTTTGCCTTCCAGGAAGCTTTGCTCTCTTGCTCTTTTCAACGTTCCTTTCTTGAACCCTTTAAGTGCAATAAGCTGTTCTTCCGCAACCCATTTCCCAGGGGATACAATCATCACTACTTCACTCATGAAATCCTCCTCGGCCCGAAAGCCGCTATAAAAATACAAAAGTTAACTCACTACTTAAAAGTGGGGCGTGGGCACGGTTGTTATTGCGGGATCACTTCATCGTAAGCCGTATGTGGTTCGCTTTTTTCCGCGCTAGAAGGGGCTGGTAATTCGTAAGGAGCCCCTTCAAGTTGAAGCCATAGAGCGGAGCGGGCTGCTTTGATGGTCGGCCAGTCCATGCCTTTAATCCGTTCCCAGGAGCGAGAGCAGAACACCAGTTCCAGAAGGTCGGCTTTAGCGCGTTTAGCGTCGTTACTTGTGCCGCCATGATGTTTATTCAGCAGCTCGACGATCTCATCGAGGGCGATCTCTTTCGCGCGTTTCTCTTTTTGCCATGTCGGCAAACCATCATCGGCAAAAAGTTCGCCATTATCGCGAGAGGTATCCACGCCTAAATGTGTTCCGCCCAGGTTAAGGAACTCAATGTGCGGCAGAAAGTGTTTAAACATCGGGTTCGCGAATGTCTGGCCGTCGATGCGAGTAGAGCGGTCCTTAAGAATGCGGGCAGTGCGCCATACCTGCCCGGACTCTAGATCCATTTGCTTTTCCATTTGGACCAAAATCGAGGGCTCATAACCAGTCTCGGTTTCGGCCTTCATTTTGATGCCGGTTTTTTCTAACTGGCGCTTGCCGTCGTCGCCTTCGAAAAAATCGTACTCATAGCCCGCACGGCCACACATGATGATATGCGCCTGGCTGTTAACGAAACGGTCGGTAAAACGCCGCCATTCCTGTTTCAGCCACGCCCAGTCCGAGAATTCAAGGCCACGCTTACGTTTGCGACGGGTTGCGTACTCATCACACAAGCACGTCCAGAAATGACTGATGGAGTCGATGATGAGCACTGAACCGCTTTGTTCCGCTTCACTAACTGCGGCAAGCAGATCCACAAACGCACGCGTTTTAGCCGTATAAAGCTCAATGTTCTCAGCATCGAAGCGGGGTTTAATCCAGTCAGAGCCGGTTTCGGTGTCGAGGAACATGACCGGCTTATCACCCATTTCAAGTCCACGCTGGCGCATCAACAGAACGAGGCCGATCGCCAGTTCGCTGGCAGTGTAAGTTTTTCCGTCTCCGGCGAAACCCATGATCCCGGCTTTCAGGAACGCCTGTGTATTAGTGGCTCGTTGGAAAAGGGCCATCTCATCCTCTCCTCAAATTCATGTTAATTGCAGTCTGCTTGGCCGCGAGCGTTTCGGCGGCGTACCGCAGGAACTCGGCTGCCTTTTCCTGAAAATCCACATCATCGAAGGTTGCAGTAAGGGCGGCTTTATCCGCTTGGGTGTTGCTGAGTAGAGCGTGAAGGTGATGAAACTTAATCTGGCGATCGTATAAGTCGGCCAGCTCTGCTTCTTCCTCTTCCCGAGCTATTTGTATGTAGTGGTCTAGCCATGCGCGCTCTTCGATACGTTCATGCATGAAATACGCGTTCACGATTCCTCCTGTAAAAGGGCGTAAAAATCCCCGGTGCCTTGGTTAGCCGCCAATTACGAGGGTTTGATTAATGTCTGAAAGGGTGGGTCAGTGGGTTAGCGGATTACCGAACCCATCAAGAAAAACTTCGACTACACGATCAGTAATGCGGATTTGCTCGCGCATTGAGTGAAGGTAAACGTGTTTACCGCGGATCGCTGAGACTCGATAAGCGCAACCATCGCGGAGTGCCATCATTCCAGGTTCAAGGCATTGCCTGATTACCGGCATAGTGCCGTAGTGTTGATTAACCATCTTCTCCCTTGCCGTTATCGCCCGGCTGGCGGAACGTTTAGAGCTTTGTAATCACTGCGTCGTGGTTACGTGATGGAGTAAACTTTAGTTTTCTCACGATAATTAGTCAATATTATTATTGAGAAAACTCATTATAAAAGACGTGAGTATACAGTATCTAGTTGATTAAAAGGCAATTAAAGTGGGTTAAATTTCAGGGATTATTAGAACGCTTACGGGCTTCAAGCAACTCATCGAAGAGGCGATTAAAGTTTTTTACCCGGGCTCGCATGTTACCCATCTGTGCTTTTTGCTCAGACTCTGGTAATGCGCGGTAAAGCCTGATCATCTCAAGTTCATCATCAGACAGTTCGAGGGGTGCATCCGCTGGAACCGCCTGAGTCGGAGCTTGGTTTTCGTCTCCGAACAACAGCCATGTAGGGGTGCACTGCAGTGCTGCGGCTAATTTGTGAAGGTTTTCACCTCTTGGGGCTGTGTTGTCGCTTTCCCATAGTGATATTGACGAATCGGAGACGCCAGCAGCCCGGCTCAAGTCTCGTTGACTAAAACCTATCTCTTTACGTCTTTGGCGAATACGCCTGCCCAAAGTGATGTTGTTCATATTGAGATATCTTAAAGTTTCTTGACTTGAGATTCCTTGCGATTTTAACATTGAGAAAACTCAGATTAAGGAGTCGATATGTTTAAAGAGGATGCCATTAAAGTTTTTGGAAATAAGTCTCGCGTTGCATTTGCGGCAGGTGTTGACCCCTCCGCAGTCAGCCAGTGGAAAACCCTTGTTCCAGAGCGTTGTGCTCAACGTTTAGCCGATGCTTCTGAAGGGGCACTTCTCTACGACAAAAACCTTTACGACGAATACCGCAAGAAAAAACGTTTGAGTCGAAAGGCTAACACTGAATCTCAGAAGGACTCTGACTGATGGAAATCAAAAAACTCGGCATGGAGCTTGAGCAGTGGGCGGCGGAAAAGGGCTGGAAGACCATCACGCCGATGATAACGGCGCATCATTCCGGCGGTCTTTTGGAAAGCCTGAGCGTTCAGGACGCCAAAGAGTACAGCCGCCGGCTGCATAACAACGCGCAGATTATCAAGCGCGCTTTCCGAGGCGACTCACCAAAGTACCGCCGCAACGCTGAAGCGCTGAGCTATGCGGTTAAGGCTGCCATGAACGCTGAGCTGGAAACCGCTGCCGCCGAACAGCTGCGGGCCGCTGTGGCGAACCGCGAGTGTATCGAGGCGACGAACGCCGTGCTGATGCGCAAGCCGAAGGAAATTATCCGTAAGGAAACGCTGGAAGCGATTAATGCCCTGGCAGATTTACTGCCGGGTTACGAAGTGAAACTGGTTCCGGCTATGCCGAACGCAGTTTAGCGCGAAAGATTCGAGGTCTTTTTATGAGTATGGAACTGATGGTTCAGGCAATGAAAGTGAAAGTGGGGAACCCGCTGCGCAAGCTGGTCCTGCTTAAGCTGGCCGATAACGCAAGCGACCAGGGCGAATGCTGGCCGAGCTATCAGCATATCGCCGATCAATGCGAAATCAGTCGACGCTCAGTGATGAACCATATTAATGCATTATGTCTGTCCGGGCTGATGATTAAAGAAACCCGAACCGGACCCAAAGGAAACACCAGTAATTTTTACCGGCTGACCTTAGACGGGGCCAGTAATAAACAAGGCATAGTGCAGCAGATTCACCAGGGGGGTGAAGGAGATTCATTAGGTGGTGCAACAGATTCACTAGGGGGTGGTGCAGGAGATTCACCCAGAATCAGTCACTCTTTTGAACCAGTCAAAGAACCAGAAAACACTTCTTGTCCCGACGCTTCGCTATCGGACGAAAAGCTCACCAAAGCTGAGTTTTTGACACGGCATCCTGAAGCCGTGGTTTTCAGCCCCAGGAAAAGCCAGTGGGGCAGTCAGGAAGATTTGACCTGTGCGAAGTGGATCTGGACGCGAGTGCTGAAACTGTACGAGCAGGCCGACACCCTTGACGGCGAACCTGTCCGGCCTAAAGAGCCTAACTGGACGGCATGGGCGAACGATATACGCCTGATGCGCATGCTGGATGGCCGTACACACAAACAGATTTGCGAGTTATTTAGACGGGTACAGAGCGACCCGTTCTGGATCCGTCAGGTTAAAAGCCCGTCCAAGTTGCGCGAGAAATGGGATGACCTGGTGATCAGGTTCTGCACTGGCGTGAACATGCCCGCCATGCGCGATGTGAATCATATTCCGGAGCCGGATAAGACAATTCCGGCAGGTTTCAGGGGGTAACAATGTACAGTGCGGGATCACACATAATATCTGTTTCTGGCAAGATGGGGCTGCGCCACAGGCTAATGTCCGCTTTGAGCGAACAACGGACATTGCTACTCGTAGTAGAATCCGTATCATTGGCCGGCAGGTAGGGTTTAAAATATCAAAGCATTTTTACAGTGTTATCTAACCAGGCGGGAAGATTTTCTCTGTACCACTCGAGATAGAATTGAAAATCACTTTTCTTCCGTTCATTAAGCAGTACGACTACCTCGGTAACAATCCATGCTTTAGCAATCGCAATTTCTTTAGCTAAATCATTAGGATTATAATTCCGCGATATACAGTTATAGCGTTCAGCAAACTCAATAAATTTTCGTTGATAACCCATTCCCTTTATTAGCGGGGCAAGGTCAATGGCTGGGCTACCAGTGCTGAATCTCTCCCAGTCGAAAAGAACTAAATCACCGTTATCCCTTTTTCCCCAATTACCCGAATTACTGTCGCCTGAAATTAAACACTGACCACTGAAAAGAGCATCACTTGCCTGCTGAAAATACCGTAACTGTTTTTCTGCTCTGCCCGGTAATGCTAATAGTATGAGAGATTTTTCGAGGGCTGCTTCTGACCAAGTGAGATTGTAATAAACCCATGAAGGGTCAGGTCGATAGCAATGTAAGCGAGACAGAATTGCCAACACTGCATCTCGTCCAACTTCGTCCTGATCAACCTGGTGTGGGATATATTCCAGTCTTAACTTGCGTCTGGACGGATCGGCGATCAACAGCTTTGGGGTGGAAATGTCAACCTCAACGAGATGCCTGGCTGCGTGTTGATAAAAACTAAACTCGACATCACTGACAGGAAATTTTTCGATTACCTGATGACCTGCTTCATCCATCAAAAGCGTCACTTTGGCAGTGCCCATGCGTGATAAATTATCCTCAGACAT